GCGCAGCATCTTTTGCCCTTGCCCAAGTCTGCCCAGCATCACCGCCCCACGCTGCCCACGCAACGCGGCCTTTTGACGGATAACCTTCTTCGCCAGCACTAAACCCTTCAGCTTGCTTGTCAACTTCGTGGCGGCTGAAAAAGCTGTGCATACGGCGCACAGTGTCGGCAGATAGTTCTTGCCGGTTAGCAAGCTGGGTCGCACGCGCAACCGCAACATCAGTGCCGCCTTGCTTGCCTTCTTCGCGCCACTTTTTGAATTTACGCGCTTCTGCGGCCATTCCTTCGGTCGGCTTTAGGCTGATTTCAACGCCTTTATACGTCGCCATCGTCTTGCCCCGCATCTATTGATGGCTGCGCCGGTAATTTGTTGCCGAAAGGCTGGAAAGCGGTCTCTAAACCATAACGATCAGCCAATTCGCTTTCGCGGTTGAGCTGTTCAAAGATTTCTTCAGTATCGCGGCCATATTGACTATGCACATCCTGCAAGCTGACGATGCCGTTGTTCAGTGCGATCACGCTGGCGTTGATCTCTTTCTGCGGATCGACCCAAGCAAAACCGCGTGGCCGATAGATCACTTGATCGGCAAACAGGTCATATTTTCCCATTGGCAGATTAATACGGCCAACAGTGATTGCCATTTCTAACCAAGCGCGGTAGATCGGATCAACAAACTGGTCAATCATAAATTGCTGGATGACCTTGAAATGGTCACGATCTTCGATAGTGCCTTGCCGAATAGATGAATAGCTAACGCCTTCAAGATTATTTGCCAGCGACACATAGCTGACACCAAGACCGGACGCGATCCCGCGTAATATGCCCTTTTCAAACTCAGCAAAGCTGTCAGTCGGGTTTTGTGGGTCAAATGCAGTAAATGACATTCCAGCCGGTAACTGCGTAAACGTGGCCGGTTCCGCTGACATTATCGGCGCGTGATTGTCATAATCGTCACCAACAAAGCCATCACCTTCGGGGCTAGTGAAGAAGCCCATTTTTGACGCAGCAACCCGCGCATTGACCAAAGTGGCTTCTTCGTAACCGTCTAGCATTTTAAGCCGTGACAGTACGTTGCTCATCCACGGCACGCCACGGGTCTGCCCAGCGCGGTCTTGCATATAGCAATGAATGATCTGATCGGCTGGCACAATCCGATGATGCCGCTTTGTGCGTGAACCATAGCCCTGATCGTGATGCGGGTGATCTTCAAACAAGTAATAGTTCACAGGCTTGCCAGTGCGCCGGTCTAATTCAACGCCCATACGCACTTCATTGCCGTTGTTTAGGCGTGCGTCATAACCTTCATCAAGATAGTCGGCTTCAAGAAATTTTAGCGAAAAGCCAAACGGGTTGCCCGCTGGGTTTTTAATCTTTTGGATTAGCACTTCGCCATCGCGGGTCAGCGTCTCAATAAACAGCCGTTGCGCTTGTGACCAAGATATGCGGCCATCAACAGTGCAAAAACCAGCCCTGCCCCATTGCTGCCAAGCTTGTTCAACAATCCTGTTGCCAACGCTATCTAGTGAACCGTCATCATTGCGCTTGCGAACCTGTATCCGCACGCCAGCCGCACCAACTACGTTTGTGGTCATTATCTGCAAATAACGCCGCGCATATGGATGATTGCGACTGATTTCGCGGCATCTATCGCGCAGAATACGCAGTGATGGTTTGATTTCGCTATCTGCCGAACGGCTGCTTGATACAAAATCGCTGAATAGTCGGCCAGTGTCAGCCCCGTGAAACGCCCTTGCCATCTTTTTTGGCTGGGGCTTGCCTTTGAAAAAGTCAAAGATGCCCATTGTTAAAACCTCACCAAGATGGTTGCGCCGGTTGTCTCACCAGCTAAAGCACGCTCTTTTTGCCGTTCTTTGGCATATTCCTTGCGAAAATAATCCCGCGCTTGAATTAATTCTTGATATGAAAGCTTTGTAAGTGACCGGCCTTGAATGCTGTAGCTTGAAACATCAGCGTCACCCTTGCCCTGCAATAGACTTTCGATCTTCGTTATCATTATTTCGGCGTGACTGCGCGGATCAGCCCCGTTTACGTCCAAATCTTCAACCGCTGTAAATGTGCCACGCTCAATGACTACGCGGTTGCCAGATGCGGTTTCAGTGGCTTCTAGCTGCCAGTGATAAAAGCCAGCCACATAGGTTGCACTGGTCGCGCTGCTAACTTCAAAAACATATGTGCCGTTTGTTTCGGTTGCAGCAACTTTGAGTTCAGTGTTACCACCGGCAGTGATGCGTGCGACATATTCCATTGAATGAGTTGCCAGCGGATAATCGCTAACTAGATCGGTGCGCTTCCAAAGAAGATAATCGCCAATGATAATTGTTTCGGGTGATTGCCCGTCAGGAGCTTGGTCTATATCAAATCTGTTTGCCATTATTTACCGCCAGCTATTAACAAAGCCACCGTGCTTCGGGCGGCGTGCAAGTGGATTTGACTGTTGCGGCTGCGGTTGTGCTTCTGGTTCCGGCGCATTAACTACCCTATCGGCAACAGCGTTAATATTCAGCGACAAAATGCAAAGCGCAGCATATGCGTAAACCCTGCAATCAAGTGCTTCGTTTCTTGTGCGTGTTTTGACAAAATCGCGGCGTGGGAACCCTTTTTGATACTTTGTGACGATCTTTTCAGAATTTGCTAATTGCTGATAGTATTCGTCAGAACGCCCAGCCGGAAAATGACAATATCCCGCACCCTCTGATTGTACCCGTAAACGCGAGAAAATCAATTCCTTGATTGGAAAAGTTCCAACCGCAAACAATTTGATCTTTCCAATGTTGTTTTTGGTCGGTCTGCTAACCAGTGGCCGCTGTTCGCCGCCCATACCCTTGATGGCAAATATGCGCCGCCCTTCGCGCGGTCGGACAAAGTTATAGACCGCTTGCGTATAGTGACCGCCACTATCTATGCACGCAGCCCTAATGCCTAGCTGCCGCCCGCTTTCGGTCGTATATTCTGCTTTTAGGATGTTATCAAGGTCATTCCATAAATGCGGCGTGCTGGGATCGCCGTGAAGTGTCTTGTAATCCAATGACCAGCTTTCTTCATCACGCCCCCAGCCGACCAGTTCTAATTCTAACCGATCATCCTGCACGTCAATGCCAGCCGTTATAACAACTATATCATCGGGAATGTTGCTGCCGAAATCTTCTTCACGATCTTCAAACCGGATATCGCCAACAGTCTCGCCTTGATCTTCCCACGTTTCGGCCAAGAACGTGTTGACGAACACGCGCAACGTGTCCGGTGCCTTTTTAGCGACCAGAAAGTCACGCACTGCATCAGCCAAGACCGTCCAAGGCGAATAAAGGCCATTGATGTGAAATCCGGCAATGCCGGTGAAATCAGCGGTTGCCACCCATTCACCCTTGCGAACCGACCGATTGCGCTTTGGATCATCCCAAACCGACCCGCAAGCCTCGCAATTATAAAAAGCGGTTTCTGGCTTATCTTTTTCCCATTGCACGTTTGCCCATTTCAAAGTCTGCACTGTGCCGCAATCTTCGCAAGGCACAAAGAATTGCCGCTGATCGCTTTCTTGATACTGGCTTTCAATCATTGACGCGCCTTTGTTGGTCGGCGTGCTGACCATTACCATTTTGCGATTGTGGAACGTGGCCGACCGTTTACGCGCCAACAGGATCGGTGAACCCTCAGAACCGGCACTGGACGGATAGCGATCAACCTCATCGCACAAAACCACGCGGATCGGCCTTGATGCCAGCCCAGCGGCACTATTTGAGCCGACCAAGCTAATATGACCGCCAGTAAAGACTTTGTGCGTTGTCGTGTTATTTGCATCACGACTGCGCGGGTCTTTGACTTTGTATTTTAAAGCCGGTGTATCGCGCAGCATTGGTGCCAGACGGTCTTTAGAAAACGCCTGCGCCATTTCCAGCGTTGGCTGCACAAGCAGGATTGGTGCCGCATCGTGGTGGATGTGAAAGCCAATGACGTTCAACAGCATTTCGGTCTTGCCGACCTGTGCGCCAGCCACGACAACAATGTCACGCAAAGTCGGATCGCTGATCGCATCCATAATGCCGCGCTGATATTCTGCCCGTGATGTGATCCAACGACCGGCGGCTGCACTAGCTTCCGATGACAGACGCCTTTCGCGGTCTGCCCACTCTGCCACGCTTAGACGGGGCGGCGGCTTCAGTGTTGTCATCACCTCCGCTATTACCGCCATCAGTGACCATTGTGCGTCCTGCGTGTTGGTGTGGTTGGTAAGATGATAATTCATCTAATGCTTCCCTTACTTGATTTTCCAAAATGCTTTGAATGGTGGGCAAATCTGTTTCAGTTGCACAGATAGGCGCACAGATTGACGGTAATGCCAACATCTTGGCCTTCATCGTTG